CTTAATAAATCTCTCATTTTGGGCTGAGATACACCCTCTGGATATATTATATGTCATAAAAGCAAAAAAGTCAATAGGCTTCAAAAAAAATTTAAAAAAGTGAGGTGAAACCACATGGCAAACAGAATCAAAGGCATTACAGTTGAAATCGGCGGTGATACCACTAAGCTAAGTAAGGCTCTGGAAAGTGTCAACAAGAACATCAAAAGTACTCAGACGCAGCTGAAGGACGTGGAAAAGCTTCTGAAGCTTGACCCGAAGAATACAGAGCTGCTTTCTCAGAAACAAAAGCTGCTTGCTGACAGTATTTCTGCCACCAAGGAGAAACTGACAACGCTGAAAACTGCCGCAGAACAAGCCAATACCGCGCTTGCCAATGGTGAAATCTCTCAGGAACAGTATGACGCACTGCAGCGTGAGATTATCGAAACGGAACAGGAACTCCGCAATCTCGAAACCGAAGCCGGAAAAGCATCGGACTCTTTGAAACAAATCGGTGAAGCCGGAGAGGTTCTCCAGAGTGTCGGGGACAAGATTTCTGATGTGGGAGGAAAACTAACCACTCATGTTACTGCCCCACTTGCCGCCGCAGGTACTGCAGCAGTCAAGACAGCCTCTGACTTTGATTCTGCAATGTCCAAGGTTGCCGCTGTATCCGGTGCAACCGGTGATGACCTGGATAAGCTTCGTGACAAGGCTCGTGAAATGGGTTCTAAAACAAAGTTTTCAGCATCAGAAGCCGCTGAAGCTATGAACTATATGGCTATGGCAGGCTGGAAAACCGGCGATATGCTTTCCGGTATTGACGGTATCATGAACCTTGCGGCTGCAAGTGGCGAGGATTTGGCAACCACATCGGATATTGTAACTGATGCATTAACTGCCTTTGGCTTATCCGCTGCTGACAGCGGTCATTTTGCCGATGTCTTAGCGTCCGCAAGTTCCAATGCCAATACCAATGTATCTATGCTTGGTGAATCCTTCAAGTACTGTGCTCCGATTGCAGGTGCTTTGGGATTTTCCTGTGAAGATACAGCCGAGGCATTAGGCTTAATGGCAAACGCAGGCATCAAGTCCACACAGTCCGGTACTTCCATGCGTTCTATTATGACCGCATTGTCGGGAGAGGTCAAGTTCTGTTCCTCTTCTTTTGGTGAAATGGAGATTGCAACCAGCAACGCTGATGGCTCCATGCGTGACCTTTCCGATATTCTTGCGGACTGCCGTGTAGCATTTGACCAGATGTCAGAATCTGAAAAAGCAAGTGCAGCACAGGCTCTTGTGGGCAAGAACGCCATGTCGGGTTTCCTTGCTTTGATGAATGCCGCGCCCCAGGACGTGGAGAAGCTGTCCTCTGCGATTGAAAACTGTGACGGCACATCACTTTCTATGGCGGAAACCATGCAGGACAACCTTGGCGGTCAGCTGACTATCTTAAAATCACAGCTGGAAGAACTGGCTATTTCTTTTGGAGAAATTCTGATGCCTGTCATCAGATCAATCGTAACGAAAATTCAGGAATTTATTGATAAACTCAACGCCATGGACCCTGCCACAAAGGAGACGATTGTGAAAGTTGCTCTCGTTGCTGCGGCAATGGGTCCTTTATTGGTGGTAATCGGCAAAGTCATATCCTCGGTGGGAAGTCTGATGACCTTTATCAGCAAAGTTCCGACTATGATTGCAGGTGCAAAGACAGCATTTTCCACTCTTGGAGCTGCCATTGGCGGTATTTCTGCACCGGTGGTGGCTGTGATTGCAATCATTGCTGTACTGGTCGCTGCTTTTGTAAATCTGTGGAATACCAATGAGGATTTCAAAAACAGCATTCTCTCCATTTGGGAACAGATAAAATCTACATTTGAAAGACTTACTTCCGGTATCGTCGACCGAATCAATGCGCTCGGCTTTGATTTTGAGAACTTCGGCGAACTTGTAAAAGCTGTATGGAATGGACTTTGTGAAGTTCTTGCCCCGCTGTTTGAGGGCGTATTTCAGCACATTGCAGATATTTTCTCTTTCGTCACCGACACCATTTTAAGTATTCTCGACATTTTCATCGGTCTGTTTACCGGAAACTGGGATCAGTGCTGGAATGGCATAAAAGACCTCTTTACAGGCATATGGGATTTCATTGTAAACTCACTCAGCAATATTCTGAACACGCTGACCGGTGTGTTAGATGTATTCCTTGGTTGGTTCGGTACTTCATGGGACGAGGTCTGGACAGCAATCAAGGATTTCTTTATTGGTATATGGGAAAGTATTTGTTCCTTTTTCCAATCAATCGCAGATTTCTTCGTAAACACCTGGAATGCGATTTCTTCCTTCTTTACGGGTATTGTAACTGCTATTCATGATACAGCAGTTTCTATTTTTACGGCTGTTTATGACTTTTTCGCAGGAATCCTGACAAGCATTCACGATTTCTTCTCCACGATTTTCAATGCCATATGGACGGTCATTTCTACGGTATGCACCACAATCTACAATACCATTTCAAGCATATGGAATACGATATATGAGTTCATTTCTCCGCTTTTGGAGGCTTTGAAATATCTGTTTGAAACCATTTTCCAGGCAATACATATCATTATCAGCAATGTGATGGACTGGATTTCCGAGAATATACAGACCATATGGAATGCCATTGTGGAGTTTATCACGCCTTTGCTTGAGGGCATTAAGTCATTCTTTGAAACCATATGGAATGCAATCAGTACTGCAATTTCCACGGTGCTGAGTACGATTTCAAATATCATCACCACAGTATGGAATGCAATTTCAGGCTTTATTTCAAACGTGATGAACACCATCAAATCGGTAATTTCCTCCATCTGGAACGCCATCAGCGGTGCGATTTCAGGTGTCGTAAATGGAATCAGAAATACGATTTCTTCCGTTTGGAACAGCATTTCTTCTACGATTTCATCGGTGATGAATACCATTCGTTCTACGGTGACAAGCATCTGGAACAGCGTAAAATCAGCGATTTCCAGTACAATCGGCGGTATTTACGATACCATTAAGGGCGGATTTGATAAGGCGGTAAATTTTGTAAAGGGACTGGCGAGTGATGCATTCAGCTGGGGTTCGGATATCATCAGCGGCATTGTTGACGGTATCAAAAGCTGTATTAACTGGATTTCCGATGCCTGTACAGATGTGGCGGATACCATCAGAAGCTATCTGCACTTCTCTGTACCGGACGTAGGTCCGCTGACGGAATACGAAAGCTGGATGCCGGACTTTATGCAGGGCTTGGCAGACGGCATTATCAAAAGCAAAAAGGTCGTGGCAAAGGCAGTATCCGGTGTGGCGGACACGATGAAGATTGCACTGAATTCCGACCTTAGCTACAAACTTGACGGCATGACAGGTGCTATCATGAACGGCGGGACTGAAAGTTCTGTGGTCAACAACTACTACAATAACGACAACAGCCGGACAGTGAATCAGACCAATAATAGTCCGAAAGCACTGTCACGGCTGGAGATTTACAGACAGACGAAGAATGCGGTGAAAGTGTAATTAAAATATGTTTAATTCACTTTTCAGCTCTAAAATTCTTTTTTCAATTTCTTGTATGACTTTAATAAATTCAGAATCAGATTTTCCTGTCGGATCATCAAGCCCCCAGTTGTCATCAAACGGTCTGCCAATAAACGGACAACCTACATTGCACCCCATTGATATGGCAATATCAGGTTCGGGAATATCAGATACCAGCTTCGAGTATTGTGTTTTCTCCATATCAATTCCGTAGAGTTGTTTCATAATGCGTACAGCATCTTGATTTATCTTCGGTTTTGTTTCTGTACCTGCAGAATAGCTTTCAAAAACATCCCCTGCAAGATGATTACCGAGAGCTTCTGCTATCTGACTTCGGCAGGAGTTGTGAACACATATAAAAGCAACTCTTTTCATTCAGTCCTCCTGTAAAACGGGCATCTCGTTTTAATACACTGAGCATTTTTATTTGAAAAATCACATGAAAAATTATCACATTCCAAATCAATGCCGTATGTTTTACTAACAAACTCAGCAGCAGTTTTAATCGCAAGAAATCCGTTTCTTTTACAGCATCTCGGACCACCGATTTCAGAAACCTTCAAAAGAACATTTGATACAAGTTGTAAATTATGCTTGTAATATTCATTTCTTGAAAGAGGTCCTGTTTCATGAATAATCGCAAGTGCTGCACCTACAGATGAAGCAGAGCCACACATTCCCCATTTCCCGCAAGTTGCTCCGGGCATATCAGAACCACGATTTGCAAGTTCATCAAGTGCTGTGTCAAGATTGAATTTTACACCCGCATTGTACATTGCGGTCATGAAGGCAGCACCATCTATTATATGATGAATGGGACCGTGCATAGGAACGTTTGAAAATTTTATGAGTTTGCGCCATATCATATATGGGTTTTTGCTTTTTTCTTTTAAGCAGATTTCTTTTATCTGATTCATTGTTTATCCTCCTGTGATGTGAAAATAGATGAAATCATATTTATCAAAGTAATATCAATGTTATCTGAATAAGAGTAGTGGGACCATTTTCCTTCTTTTCTTACGTTGACAATTCCGTTATCACACAGTATTTTCATATGATGTGAAAGCGTAGGCTGTGTAATATTCAATGTTTCCAACAGCTTGCAGGCGCATAATTCTCCACCATGAAGCATCTGAAGAATTCGGATCCTATTTTCATCACCAAGTGCTTTAAAAACCGAAGCTACATTTTTACAGTCTGTCATCATTTGTACGCCTCTTTCATATTGGTAATTATCTATATGACATTATAACATATAGATTGATGGCTGTCAATATGTTTTTACAGAAAGGAGTGATTCCAGATGTTCTATACCCTAACCCTCGAAAACGAAACCGGTCAGCAAATCGACTTGTCCAAAACAGCAAACAGGTTCATGTTCTCAAAGATTGAAGGGCTGAATCCGCCTGCCGGAACAGTCAGCACATCAAGCTATGCCGGAATGGACGGCAGCTACCTCAACAATGCTTTCATTGAAAAGCGAAACGTGGTCATTCCCTTTGAAATGCGTGGCTTTGATGTTGAAAAACGCAGGCATGAGCTGTATCAGGTGGTCAAGCCATCACGATACATCAAAATATATTACTCCACAAAAAACATCTCTGTGTATGCTGAGGGTATTGTGGAGACCTGCGAAATGGAGAACTTTGAAATGCTGACCAAAGGGCAGATATCTATTCTCTGCCCCGATATTTACTGGTATTCCACAGAAACGCAGATTGCCGAATATTCCAAAATCCGTGGCGCTTTTCACTTCATTTTCCCCGATAACGATGAACCGTTTCCAATCGGTCAATACAGTACACAAAACATCATGACCATTGTCAATGACGGTGATGAAGTGGGCTTTACCCTTGAAATCAGCGGAGGTCCTGCAAAGAATCCAACTATTTACAACGCTTTGACGGACGAATATATGCAGATTCTCGGCGATATCAAAGACGGCGATATCATCACCATAACTACGAAAACTGGCAATAAGACGGTTACACTGGAGCGTGAGGGCGTTACCACAAATATCATCAATCGGCTTGTTTCGGGTTCCACCTGGCTTACCTTAAAGCAGGGAGAAAATAAGTTTTATGTCCGTGCGTCTGAGGGACTGTCAAGCCTGAAAGTCCGTCTGATACACCGCAATGCATACTTGGGAGTGTGATTTATGCAGATTGAAATATACAATATGATTCCGGCTGATGACAAACTCTCCATAACTCTGGAGGCAGTGTGCGACAGCTTTTCTTCTCTCCTGTGGGATATTGAATACTATGCCTGCGGTGTATTTGAAGTGTACATTGCCGCATCTCCGAAAAATATTGAAATCTTCCGGACAGGCAGAATTGTGGGTCGTGATGATGATAAAGAACACTACGGACTGATTGAATCGGTACAGCTGGAAACAGATGCAGAGGACGGCGATTATCTCATTGTGAGCGGTCGCTTTTTAATGTGTCTGCTGGAGAGAAGAATCATTTATCCCACTTTCAACTTTACAAAGAAAGTTTCATACGCACAGATCGTGAATAATGTGGTGCAGTATAACGCCTGCAGGACAGGTGCGAGAAAGATTCCGGGGCTTTCGATTGGTGATTCTTCCGGTTCTTGCTGGAAACAAGATACTAAACTGCAAATCAGCTACGATAACCTTATGAAATGGATATACACCATTTGCGAGAAAATCGGTGGGACTGCCAATATACGACTGGTAAAGACGACCGATGAACAGTATGAAATGCTGCTTGAATTGTCTGAGGGTACAGATAGAAGTATCTTACAAGAGGATAACCCACATATTGTTTTCTCAGACGGATATAACAATCTGCTTTCATTTTCCTATTCCACAGATAGTTCTGTGCAGAGAAATTATGCCTATATATTGGGTAAAGGCGAAGGAGAAGAGAGAAAACGCACCACATATTGTGACGGCGATGAACCGGAACACCTTGACCGCTATGAGGTGTATGTTGACGCAAAGGATATGGCGGACGAAGAACAGGAAGACGGCGCATCCAAACCAATTCCCGATGATGAATACATCAATCTTTTACAGGAAAAAGGCAAGGAGAGCATGGTGCAGCCCCTTGTGGTTTCTGAATCGCAGATTGCGGTACAGCAGGCACAGTTCCGA